GTAAACTATTTCCGTGTGTTCCAGCTGTTCTAGCAGCAAATATGACGCATTTTATGGCGTGGATGATAGCACGGCGGCGCGTAACTGGCGTATCGACATGGCACGGCGCATGGCCAGCGGACTACGGATCGTGGTTAAGCAGGAAGAAGTCCAGCAAAGTGATGTCGTGTCAATCAAGGTCGCTGAATATCCGGCATACATATCGCCGGTAGCCAAGCGTAAAGAAGGCGGCGGCTACGAACCGTTTGACCCTGACGACGAAGCCTCGCAAGAAGAACTACGTCGTCAGGCTGGCGTGTCACTGGCCGCGTGGCTCAACCGCTTCCGTGGTTCGGCTGAACATATCGGGCTCGACTTGACGCCGGTTGAAGAAATAGTCCGTATTCTTCGCGATGATAAAGACGAAGCAGTTGGGGCTTGACAATATGTTGTCACCGTAGTATATAGGAGTTATCTTATGTACTACGGGAGATTGAAACAATGCCAAAAATATATGAAGTTGAAATTGTGGCCTCTATATCAAAAAGGATTGAGGTCGTAGCTGACTCTGAAGAACATGCTAATGAATTGGCGCATGAGATGTTTCATCTTGAATATGATGGGACGCCAGAGGTATTTGAGCAGGACACATACAGAATTGAGGAGATTGGTGAACGATGACGGTTGAATACTTACCCGTCGAGGGTTGCGAAGAGTGTGAGTTCTTTGAAACCGCTTGCCCTGAGTGTATCCTGTATGGGGAAGCAGAGAGGATTGATACGGATGACTGATAGAAAACAAGAATTATTGGATTTTGCTAATGATCTAAGCAACGAAGATTTATGCTTTCTAATCAACTGTATGGCTAACCGTTGCGAAGTTTACTTTGGGTCTCTAGCTAAATGCGTGTTGTCCAGTGAGGTGATGGATGCTTGTATGAACGGCACCGTTGTTCAAATAAATTGTAAAAACGCAGAACTGGACGATTTACGCGAGGATGATTTTTTCAAATATGCAATCGAAAAAGTGAAGGAAAATGCTGAGTGTAACACGCTGTAATAACTGTAACGAACCGGCTGCCGCAAAAGATGGTGGCCGGTTCTTGTGTTCTGATTGCTGGTTTAACGTATGGGCACCACGGGAGATGCTACATGGACAAGAAAGAAGAAATTTTAAAATTGTCGAGAGACATGGACTGGCCGACGGCCCTCAACGAAATAGAACGGGTGGTAGATTTACACGCTTCACTTACAGTATCTAAGGGTGAACATACCCGTGAGGCTTATAAGCGGGCGTGGAAAACAAGAGCCGCTTGGGAAAGGATACAACGTGGATAGCACCGATAGCTTTGATGAAGCCGGTCAGCGGGTCGAGGACCTTCTGGATGAAATGGCCAAAGATGGTCACGGCGCAGGGGCCGTCATGGGCGGCGCACTGACCGCGATTATCTTCCGGCTGATAATATCCTCGCCGGACTCTACGACGGCCATTGGCATGATTACGTCGTGCATGGCCAGCGGAGCTCGCGCCGCGGTCGAGTATGAAAACGAAAACGCGGAAACGACGCATTGAAAAAACCCCCAGCTTTGCGGCTGGGGGTTTTCGTTTATAGGTATTTGGCGAACCGACGCTTGGCAGGGTGCCACGCACCACGGCTCTTGACGTAATGGTCGTAATGCCAGCCAGCCTCTTCGATATACCGGCCATCTTCCGTATCCTGTATGTACGTCCACAGAATAGAAACCGGTCTATCTTTTTTCAGCGAGAACTGCTGGGTATACATCTCTGCAACTTGCAGAAAGAAACTAGGTATCTTGTACGACTTGACAATGGTGCCTTGAAACAGACCATGCACCTGATCTTCAATATCATAAACAAGGACGGGCATTTGTCGTAAGGATATATCTTCCTTACACCTGTCGTTAATATAGTGCCGCCGTAATTTATGAAACTTTTCGTCTGGCTTGAAACAAACCCGCCGCACTTCCAGTATGTCTTTTCTGTTTGTGCGGCCACATGGGTTGCCCACTATCGCCACCCCTAGTAACTCCCGATGCTTCAACGCTACATGGTGTTCATACAGCGCATAGCAAAAAGCTATATGCAAATCAGGCAGAGGGTCATTGTGTCGATGCCATTCTTTAATCGCACGATTGGCCTCGACATTACTTATTGGTTTTATCACTAGCATGATAAAAGTCTCCGTAGCTATTAACTTGTCAAACAGCGAAGCTCTAAGCTTGTTCCTATTATACCACGCCATTATTCGATGTTGACGTGACGGGCATAAAAAAAGTTTGTCAATAAATTGACAACATGTTGTCACCTAGATAGAGCTCTAGTCTTGTATAAGAGTATATCATAATATCGCATAAAAGTCAATGCGACAAAGTGTCGCAGTACAAAACGTGAACGCTCTAGCTGGAGTGTCAATTTTTTGACGCATATAATCGCATACCTATAAAACTTTTAAAAATTTATGCTTGACAAGTATGGGATAGTATGCTATAGTATAAGAACAATCAGAAATGATTGTGCGCTGTTTGAAATCGTTAACTACTACGGGAGGTCAGTATGACTGATTGTGCAAAAGACTGGGTGTTGCCCAACGGCTTCACCTATATCGCTTCAACCGCCGGACACTACGGCTCGTGGGCCAAGGCCCTTGACCCGCTGACCGCGGCCCGCAAAGCGGCGAACTACAACGGTAGCTCGTACCCGCATTTCGTCTCCGTCTGGTACGGCCCTGACGAAACCAGCCACGTAACAGACATGGGCGGCTTGTCCTACGCTTCAGAAAGCGCAGACAAAATGGTGCCGGTCGGCTTCTTTGAAGTCGGCAAAAATAGCATCAAACCGTCAAAAGATGAGAGGTGTACACACCTTGAGTTTGTCGAAGAGTGGTTGCGTTACTTCGATAGATCACACCAGCAATGGGTGAAACATCAACAAGAACAATGATTTAGAGAGCGCGGCCCACGGGTCGCGCTTTTTAGTTACGCGTAACTCTATATAGGCTCAAAAATAAAAAAAATATTTTTTAGTAAAAGTAAGCGTTACAAGCGTTACAGCGTTACACTGTGTGTTAAAGCTATGAAAAACATAATACTTTTTTGTAACGCAGTAGTGTAACGCTATTAAAACAAGGTCGTTACACTTTTTAAACAGGAAAACGGCCTTATTGGCTGAAATTTTGGTTTTTATAAAAAATATTTTTTGCCCTATATAGTGTTCTGCGTTACTAATATCTGAACGTGACCTTTTTAACGGTGGTATTATGGCAAGAGTAGCGGCGGGTAAGATAACAGGAAAACCTAGAGAACGGCGAGGCAGACCACCGGCTGGCGTGGATCAGCCCTTAACTCGTAAGCAGGAACTTTTTGTAAAAGAACTGGTGAGTAAAGACGGGCAGATTACGTTACGCGAGGCGGCTATCAATGCTGGATACGCTGTAACGTCTGCACATAGCAGGGCTTATGAACTGACCAACCCGCATATATCGCCCCATGTCGTGGCGGCCATACAATCTTATCGGCGAGAGCTTGATGAAAAATATGGCATCACGTTTCACCGTCACGTCAGGGATTTGCAGAACATACGAGATTTGGCTTTGCAGAACGGGGCATATAGTGCCGCCGTGCAAGCTGAATACAGACGGGGACAAGCGCAGGGGGACATATACGTCAACAAATCAGAAATCCGTCATGGCTCTATCGACAGTATGAGCAAAGAGGATGTTTTGAAAGCGTTAGAGGAACTCAAGCAAAGTTATGCCCCAGTCACAATCAACGTCACGCCGGAAGATGAAAACCCCAGTAATCGCAACAAAGCGAGAAAGCGGCTTCTACAAACAAATAAAGGAAGCGGCACAGAGGTCGAAGCGGAAGTTACTACTGACGCGGATTGAGAATTATGTGGGAGCCGGAATACCAGACTTACTTATATGTGACGAGTTTGGTGTGTTTCATTTTGTGGAGCTTAAATTTCTGACAAGCAACGGGGTCACGTTACAGCCGTCACAAGTGGCGTGGTTGTCTCGTCATCAACATAGTCCGTCATGGATACTGATTAAGAAACAGAACAAACCGACAGATGAACCGGAAATGTTTTTGTATCCGGCTAGCGCGGCGGTTGATTTGAAAATGGACGGCTTACAATCCGTCGAGCCAATACACCATCAAAAAGGCAAATTTAACTGGGATGTGCTTTTCGACTTGATTTGTCCCACATAATCCTATATGTAAAGGCATCGTTAATTACTACGGGAGTTATGAACGATGACTGAAACAGCAGAACAGCGGATGTTAAAGGGATTGCGCCAGTTGATTGATTATAACTGGTGCAGTGAACAGCAACATTTTTATGACGAGGGTGAACCAGACAATCACGTTTTTCGGGTGTTGCAGGATTTGAATTTTTATTTAGAAGAAAGGGAGATTGCGAACTAATGTTTATATTTTCTATCATTGGCCGGTTGTTATATGGGCCGGATTGGGAAAAGCACACGCAAAAGCGGACGCGACATATAAGCCGCCGCCGTCGATAAAATTTTAAAAAATACTAGGCCCCGTCAATATATCTTGACGGGGCTTTGTTTATTCTATATATGGGACAAATCGCATTCAACTACGGGAAATAGAAAAATGCTTAAAACTGTTAAAAATTCAACTGCCAATAAAACGGCGGGCTTGGCCGTCACATATCGCGCCGGTAATGGTGAAAAGTTTGGAACCTGCCCCGCCGACTGCAAACTAAATGATAGCGGGCGCGGGTGCGGTGCCGGTCAAATAGATTTTGAATATTTGGACGCCGTGCTAGATGCCAAGCCGCGACGCGGGGAAAGCTTCACTTATTCACATTTTCACCCGTTATACTGGGCGCAAAAACTGGCCCCGAATAAAACGACAATAAATTATTCCGCCGATACTTTGGCCGAAGCCGTGGCAATATGTGCTAATAAAATCGCGCCGGTTGTTACAGTCGTTAAAAAATCATTTTGGAAAAATGGCAAGTTTGCGGTCATCACCCGTGACGATATACCGGCACCCGTTCGCGTCATTAGATGCCCCGCCGAATATCTGGATAATGTCGGGTGTGTTAATTGCGGCGGTAAAGACGGCCCCCTATGCGCTAGACTGGCCCGTGATTTTATCGTTGGATTTACTGGCCACGGCGTCAAAAAGAAAAAAATCGAAAACGGCGAACGCGGCGGGTGTTATGCGGCGGGCGGCAATGTTGCGTTGCATTGGACGGCCACGGCTGGCCAAAATCAAAACCAATCCGACGGGGACCGGTTGCGGGCTTTTGTCAAAACATTATCGCCACGGGCCATTATCCGGCACCATGTAGCGGGGGACATTGGGGCAGAATAGAAATTTTAAAAAATTCTAGTTGCATAATATCGCATAATCTGATATGAAAATGACCGGCGGCGCAATGATGCCCGCCGGTTTTTTTCAACTTTACGGGAAATGAAAAAATGACACACACTATCGAAAACAACAAAAATTCGCTTCAAAATCTGCTTTTAAAGGTGCAAGATCAACATGCCCGCGCCGCCGATTATCTGGCACCGACGCATGATTTGCAAAAAATCACGTCGGACAATGGGCGGCCCCAAGTTGTGATAGAACAGCGCGGCGGCGAACCTACCAAAATTTTTGATATAAATGACGTTGCATTCGGTCAAATTGCCAGCCATGCCGATATTGACGCTAGAACGGCCCGCCGGTTGCAAGCCGAATATTCGCCGGAATTTGACGCGCTCATAAATGCAATCTGGCAAAAAAAGCCCGCCGTCCGGATGTTAAGAACGCACGCCGCCGAAATGGCCGCGGGCGATTATATGGGCGCGGCGGTATCCGACGGCTTATTGCGGGCTTTTGTTTCCGACAAATTTAAGACGTTCGACAATATCAATTTATTGCAATCGGCGTTGCCGCAATTGATGGACAACCCCGCCGCCTTTCAGGTGGTAAATGCCGACGTGACCGACAAACGGCTTTATTTGCGGCTTAAATCGTTGGTTCAAACTGGCACGGGTGCAAACGTCGGGGACCATATGGCGAACGGTATCGGCTTGCAAAATTCGGAAGTTGGCGCGGGTTCGGTTTCGGTTTATCAAATCGCTTGGACACTGGCTTGTTTAAACGGTATGCAAACCCAAAATAAAACGCGGTCCAGCCATATCACGTCGGCCCGTGATACCGATGATTGGGGCTTGCTATCCGACGCCGCAAAAGATGCCGACAATAAAGCTCTAGAGCTTAAAATTAGGGACCTTGTCGGCGTCTATTCCAGCCGTGATGCATTTGACCAAGTTATTGAGCAAATGAAACAAGCCGCCGCCGACGTTATCGACGGCGTGGCCGTCGAGAAAACCGAAGTTGTGCAAAACTTGGGCCGCGTAATGCAATTAACCAAAAAAGAAACGTCCAGCGTTTTAGACGGGCTTTTGGATACAATCGGCCAATCTGGATATGAGCAGGGCCAGCCGATAAGCCGCGCCACGTTGGTCAATGCGGTGACAGCCGTGGCCAATAAAGCCGACGCCGACGATGTTGACGCGTGGCAATTACGGGGCGGGCAAGTTTTGAATATGAAACCCGCCGATTGGCAACGGGTTGCCGCCGTGGCCGCATAA